GAAGCGGAGCTGGAAGCGGAGCTGGAAGCCAGAGAAAAGCAATATAGTCACTATCGTGACGCCTTGCTTTCCTTTGATGATTCCAACCCTGATTCAAAATCCCCAGTTGAATGGAAAAATATATCAGAATTTTCAGGTGTGCAAAGAGGCAAAAGACTTACAAAAGATTTGCTTTCTGAACAAAATAGTTTTCCTGTTTTTCATGGTGGAATAGAGCCATTAGGATATTATGATCAAAAAAACCGAGAAGCAAATACTGTTATGGTAATAAACGTTGGTGCATCTGCTGGAACTGTTGGTTATAGCAATGTTGACTTTTGGGCATCAGACGGATGTTTTTGTTTAGAAAAAACTAATACTTGTCTAGATAAATATTTATACTATTTTCTTTTAACCAAAGAACATGAATTAAAATCTAAAGTTAGATTTGCAGGAATTCCAACATTAGATAATTCCGTTTTAGAAAAAATTAAAGTACCGATACCACCACTTGCTGAACAAGAACGAATTGTTGCAATCTTGGATAAATTTGATAGTCTGGTCAATGACATATCTGTTGGACTGCCGGCTGAGATTAACGCCCGCCGCAAACAATATGAATATTATCGTGAAAAACTACTAACATTCCCAGAGGCCGCATAAAATGACAAAGTTTAATATAGTTGCTGAAAATCCAAAGAGCACCGTTGTATCTGAATATGCCCCACTGGCCAAGAATGCCGCATCTTTTCAGTCCGAGGCTGATTTGGAACGCGAGTTTATTAACCAACTGGCCGAACAAGCGTATGAACGTGTAAATATTACATCGGATTCTGATCTGGTTCAAAATCTGCGTAAACAATTATCAAAATTGAATAACTATGACTTTTCCAATTCTGAATGGGATCGTTTCTTTACCAATATAATTGCAAACAAAAATGCTGGTATAAAAGAAAAGACCAAAATTATCCAAGAAGATCATGTTCAAATACTAAAACGCGATGATGGCACTGATAAAAATATCAAGCTGATTGATAAAGACAGCATTCACAACAACCACTTGCAAGTCTTGAACCAATATGAAACAGAATCCGGACAACGATCAAACCGCTATGACGTTACGGTTCTGGTTAACGGCCTGCCCCTGGTTCATATAGAACTTAAAAAACGTGGTGTTGATATCAAAGAAGCATTCAATCAAATCAATCGATATAATCGTGAAAGTTTCTGGGCAGACAGCGGATTATTTGAATACGTTCAATTATTTGTTATCAGCAATGGAACATTTACAAAATATTACAGCAATACAACCCGTGACCAACACATAAACGAAGTTAAAGAATCATCATCAAAATCAAAAAAACAAACAAGTAACAGTTTTGAATTTACGTCTTGGTGGGCAGATGCCAACAACAAACCAATTACTGACCTGATAGACTTTGCAAAAACATTCTTTGCCAAGCATACCATATTAAACATTTTAACCCGTTACTGTGTATTCACTTCGGATGGATTGTTGTTGGTTATGCGTCCTTATCAAATTGTTGCCACAGAACGTATTATTAACCGCATAGAAATCGCACACAATTACGAAAAAAAAGGAACAATAGATGCTGGTGGATATATTTGGCACACAACAGGCAGTGGTAAAACATTAACCAGTTTCAAGACCGCTCAACTGGCCACAAAATTACCATTTATTAAAAAAGTTATGTTTGTTGTTGATCGCAAAGATCTGGATTATCAAACTATGAAAGAATACGACAAGTTTGAAAAAGGTGCAGCCAACAGCAATACAAATACATCCGCTTTGAAAAAGAATCTGGAAAATCCAGATTCTAAAATACTTATCACGACAATTCAAAAACTGGATAAGTTTATAAAAAAGAACAAAGGTCATGAAATATTTAATGATGACATTGTGTTGATCTTTGATGAGTGCCACCGTTCACAATTTGGCGACATGCATGACTCTATTGTAAAAAGCTTCAAAAATTATTATTTATTCGGATTTACTGGAACACCTATATTTGCAGAAAATGCAAGCTCTGGTGGCCACCCAGATTTGAAAACAACTGAACAAGCATTTGGTGAGAAATTACACACATATACAATAGTTGATGCCATTAATGATAAGAATGTTCTGCCATTCCGTATTGACTATGTTTCAACAATGCGTCAAGCAGAAGATATTGATGACAAACAGGTACTGGACATAGATCGCGAAAGAATTTTGGCATCACCAGAACGCGTTTCAAAAATAACCAAATATATTCTTGAACATTTTGATCAAAAGACAAAACGTAATACTTTCTATAAGGTTCAAGACCGACGTCTTAATGGATTTAATTCTATATTTGCAGTTGCAAGTATTGATATGGCCAAAGCCTATTATGCAGAATTCAAAAAGCAAATGGCTGATTTACCATCTGATAAAAGACTTAAAATTGCAACAATTTATAGCTTTGGCGTAAATGAAGAAGATGGAATTATAGATGAAAATTCAGAAAACACTGACGGATTGGATGTAAGTTCACGTGATTTCTTGGACAATGCTATCAAAGATTATAACGAGACATTCAAGAGTAACTATAATACATCTGCCAAAGAGTTTCAGAACTATTACAAAGACGTTTCCGCAAAGGTTAAAAATCGTGAACTGGATCTGTTAATCGTTGTAAATATGTTTTTAACTGGATTTGATGCTACAACCCTTAATACTTTATGGGTCGATAAGAATTTACGTTTACACGGTTTGTTACAGGCTTTTTCACGCACTAATCGTATTTTGAACTCTGTAAAAACTTTTGGTAATATCGTCTGCTTCCGAAATCTTGAAAAAGCAACAAACGAAAGTATTGGTCTATTTGGTGACAAAGAAGCTGCTGGTATGGTGTTATTAAAAACATTTGATGAATATTTTTATGGTTATGATAACAATGGAAAACCAGTACGCGGATATGAAGATCTTGTAAAAGAACTGACTGAAAAATATCCAATAGATGTCCAGATTATTGGTGAAAAGAATAAAAAAGAATTTATACGCCTGTACGGTGCTATTCTGAAATTAAGAAACATACTTACAACATTTGATGAATTTTCAGAGAAAGATATTTTAACTCCTCGCGATGTTCAAGACTATCACAGTATGTATATTGACCTGTATAACGAGTTCAGAAATCAAACTAAAGCAAATAAAGAAAACGTTAATGACGATATAGTCTTTGAAATGGAGTTGATTAAACAGGTTGAAATTAACATTGATTACATACTTGAATTAATAAGAAAATATCATGATTCTCATATGTTAAACAAAGAAATACTGGTCAATATCAATAAGGCGATTGATTCAAGTGTTGAAATGCGGAATAAGAAAGAATTAATTTTGCAATTTATATCAAATCTTGACGTCGGTTCACACATTGACGACGATTGGCATAAATTTATAGATAAATCTAAAATAGAAGAACTTGATAAAATCATCTCTGATGAAAATCTTAAAAAAGACGAGACTTATGCTTTTATAAAAAACTCTTTCCGTGATGGTACAGTTCAAATTACTGGAACTGATATTACTAAGATTTTGCCAAACATATCAAGATTCAGCAAAGATTCAAATCGTGCAGAAAAGAAAGAAACTGTTATTCAGAAAATTCAATTCTTCTTTAACAAGTTCTTTGACATATCCGGTAATAAGTTTTAAAAATGAAAAACAATTCTGAATTTGATGAAGTAAAAAAAGCTTTAAAATGCTCTTTGGATTCTTTCCAAAAATCAAGATATGATGAAAATATAAAGTTCTTTTTGGAAGACTACATCAAAAGAATTATAAATAAACCCTTCTCTAAAAATGATTCAGAATCAGATACAAATAACATTGAGTGGTGCAATACTATTATTCGACTTCTTATTAAAAGAGAAGATACATTTATTGATATACTGTTTTCTGAGAATCACACAAGACAAAACTTGGAATTAATGTATAAATTATTAGATTATCATGAGTTTGAGTTGAGAAAAACATCTATTGCTTTGGAACAATACAGAGAAAGAAAAAAGTATCTTCCAAAATTAAAAGAGACTTATAAGAAATTTAAAAATAGTCTGACAGAAAATATTAAACTGGTTTTTCCAGAAGAACAAGATTATAAAAGATATTTAATTGGTGCAAACAAAACTCTGTTCAAAGGTATTGACCAGTTAATAAATGATATAGAAAAAGATCTGATAAGTAACGAACCAGAAAAATCGAAGAATTTCTCACAAAAACAGAAAAAGATAAACGAAGCGCATACAGTTGCTGTTATAAAAATAATAAATTCCTATTTAGAAGAATGTTTCAGAGTCGAATCGAAAATAACAATTAAAAAGCATTATTCGTTATTAACCGACATCGCAAATGACTTTTATAAAGAAATAACCAATACAAAAAGCATTTTATTTGACAGAGAGACCATCAAAGGTTTCCTTAAGAAATCCTGACCTTTTTCGGTAGGATTTTTATACCTAAAAAACACCCTTAAATTACACCGTTCACCTGCTGGACATTAGTAAAAATTCTCATATATTCCTTCATGGTATGCAAATAAACCATAAGGATTAGATATGAAAGAATTACAAGTTACAAACATCGACCTGGATAAGATTAAGGCTTATCCAAATAATCCAAAGACTCATGATAAAAAGCAAGTAACAAAGATCGTCAAATCCATCAAAGAATTTGGATTTGTGAACCCTGTCCTACTGGATGATAATCTTGAAATCATAGCTGGACATGGACGAGTGCTGGCAGCCAAAGAAGTTGGCATGCAACAAGTACCAGCTATTATCCTGTCACATCTGAACGAAAATCAACGTCGTGCATATCGTATAGCTGACAACAAATTAACCGAACTAGGTAAATGGGATTTGGAATTGTTGAATATCGAATTTACAAACCTATCCGCTTTGGATTTAGACTTTGATTTGGAAATCACAGGATTTGAAACAACAGAAATAGATTTGATTATTGGTGGCAGCACAGTCGAATCCAACCCACAAGAAGATGCATCACCAGTACTGAGTGAATCAGACCATGTTTGTAAACGTGGTGAAATTTGGCAACTGGGTGATCATTTCCTTATTTGTGGTGATTCATTGCAAGAAGAAACCTATCGAGCCTTGATGGGTGAACATAGAGCACAAATGGTCCTGACTGACCAACCATTTAACATTTCTGTTAAAACTATTGGTTCTATGGGCAAAATCAAACACGAAGAGTTTAAGATGGCAAGTGGTGAGATGTCATCTGAAGAATTCATAAATTTTCTGACAACATCTATGCAGCATATGAAAAATTACTCAATCGATGGGTCTCTGCACTACCTATTTATGGATTGGAGAAATGTATTGGAAATGAGTACTGCTGGCAAAAAAATCTATAACGATTTTAAGAACATTTGTGTTTGGAATAAAAATTCTGGGGGCATGGGAAGCCTATATCGTTCGCAACATGAGCTCTGCTTTGTTTATAAAAATGGTAAAGCGCCACACACCAACAATGTCGAACTGGGGGCGAATGGTCGGTACCGAACTAACATCTGGAACTATGCCGGGGCAAACAGTTTTGGTGAAGGCAAAGATAATCTGAAACTTCACCCGACTGTTAAACCCGTCGCCATGCTGAAAGATGCAATTTTGGACGTCACAAAGCGTGGGGATATTGTTTTGGATGCGTTTCTTGGATCTGGCTCAACACTGATTGCATGCGAACAAACAGGTCGTGTCTGTTATGGGATAGAGTTGGAAGAAAAATACTGCAACGTCACCATAAAACGTTGGCAAGAATTGACCGGTAAAAAAGCGGTAAAAATTGAAGGAGGTAAAAATGACTAATACCTATGAAGTTGGTTATGCAAAACCGCCAGTTAAAACCCAATTCAAACCAGGCAAGTCAGGAAATCCAAATGGACGTCCAAAAGGCAGCAAGAACACTTACAAATTGCTGGATGATTTGTTGGCACAGAAATTATCAATAACACAAGATGGCAAAAAAATAAAAATCGATAAAAGAACGATGGCTCTTTTGCAGCTTGTCAACAAATCGGTAAAAGGCGACTTTAAATCTACACAAGCATTGTTACCAATGATGATTCAGATAGATGAAAAAAATGAACAGAAAGAACGAATGTTGGAAGCACTGCATCGAGACGATAAGAAAATCCTGGACGAATACAAAAAACGTATTTTAGAAGGAACCGAATTGCCTGACGAAACTGCCAAGGAGGTCATAGATGTATAATGAAAATGACGTATTAGACGCAGTCTTGAAAACCGATTTTTATAGTTATGTTCAGCGAGTGTTTTATGAAATAACAGGTGGGGAAATTTTTGTGCCAAATTGGCACATAGAGTTTCTTTGTTACACATTGGAACAAGTTCGAATGGGTAAAGTCAAGCGTCTGATAATAAATGTTCCACCAAGAAGTTTGAAATCAAAAATTGTGAACGTTGCTTTTTCAACTTGGATACTTGGGCACAATCCAAGGGAAGAAATTATCAGCGCATCATACAGTTCCGATTTATCCGACACATTTGCCAGAGATAGCAAACGCGTAATGGAATCCGAGTGGTATAAACGCATATTTCCTGCCGCCAGAATTTCATCCAGCAGATCTGCCGCAAATGATTTCAAGACGATATCCCGTGGTGGTCGATTTTCAACATCTGTCGAAGGCACAATGACCGGTCGCGGTGGTAACCTGATTATCATTGATGATCCGTTCAAACCGTCAGAAGCCCGAAGTGAAGTTGCATTAAAGAAAACAAATGAATGGTATCAAGACACTGTATCAACCCGACTAAACAATCCCGAGAACGGCGTTATTATCATAATAATGCAACGCGTTCATGAAAATGATCTGACTGGGTATCTGCTCGAAAAATCTGATAAATGGACACACGTTAAAATACCACAAATTGCAACCACGGATGAAGTTTGGGAAACCGATAAAAAAATATTTCAACGAAAATCCGGGAACAGTCTTGATAAAAATCGCATGAGCATTGATACAGTTCTGAGCAAGAAAAAAGAACACGGCACATACGTTTGGGCCAGCCAGTATCAACAAGACCCATGCTCGTTCGAAGACGGAATCATCCGCGAAGAATGGTTACATTATTATGACCCGTTATCAGAGTTTAAAAATATCTATAATAGCGACTGCAGAGGACTTTTTATCAGTTGGGATACAGCCAATAAAAACGGTGATGGAAACGATTATTCTGCATATGTTGTAATACTTGTAAAAAATGGAAAGATGTATTTACTAGAAGCTGGTAGAGGCAAATGGGAAGTGCCAGAGTTAATGAAGCAAATCAGAGAAATATATCACAAATGGAAATACATAGAAAAAGGTGGTTATCTTACAAAAATGTTAATTGAAGATTCTTCCAGTGGGGCAACACTGGCACCCATCCTCAAACAAGAAACTGACAATAACGGTTACTTTTTTAATATAGAAACCATTAAACCAACCTCTGACAAGAAATCGCGTTTACTGGCATCCAGCGTGTTTATTGAAAATGGGGATATGCTTTTTCCAAAAGGTGACATTACTTGGTGGTCAGATTTTAAAAAAGAGTTATTAGGTTTTCCAGGCAGCAAGCACGACGATCAAGTTGATGCACTTACACAGTGTATCCAGTTCGCAACTACGGCTGCATATTAGAAATTAATGCACCTATGACGGAATTTAGATATTGTAACTACTCTATCTACTTTCCGTCATTTAATTCGACTGTGGAATACTTTGTTTCGAGATTATTGATCATAGTTAACAATGGTTTATCCAGATAAGAACTTGCCCTGTTTTTTATCCATTCTGGGATTCCATAATATGCCTCAGCTATGCTGCCAGTAATGGCGGCAAGTGTATCACTGTCGCCACCAAGTGATACCGCATTACGAATTGCATCTTCAAAGTTATCGCTATCCAGGAATGCAATTATTGCCTGCGGCACTGTGCCCTGGCACGAAGTATCAAAACTGTAATCTGGACGAATTTCTTCCACAGATTTATCCAGTTCGTATCCGAATTTAGATTCAATATAATCTTGGATTTCGATTTTTGATTTCCCCATGCGGGCCAAAAATATTGCCGCGGCGATTGCCTGGGCACCTTTGATACCTTCGGGATTATTGTGTGTTGGTAATGCTGTTTGCTCGGCTTCAAATAAAACCTTTTCCAGATCTGCATTTGGAAAATATGCAACCGCGGATACACGCATGGCGGAACCATTGCCCCAACTTTTATACGCCATCATGGTTTCATCTTCCAACCATTTTTTGAACATCATACCATAACTGAGATTTGGGTAAATATTACCAACACGTCGCATTTGCTGTGCATAGTTTTCTGCGCCACCACCAAGATGCACACCCATGGCAATTGCTATGGTCATTGCGGTATCGTCGGTAAAATACGCTTTTGGATCAAACAAGGGAAAATCTTTGGTTTTGATATTACAAAACTCATAGACCGACCCAACAATATCACCAATAATCGCACCCCACAGCATTTAAAAGCCTTTATGATTTTGATTGTTCTTTTTGCTTTTTGTCTTGTTCTGCTTTCCATTCTTTGTATTCAGGATTTGGAATATTATTTTCAATTCCCTTTAATTTCATAACAGTTCTTTCAATACCCATGGTTGTTGTATATTTATAAGTACCATCTCGAGCTAAACAATCATTGTTTGCACTATTAGCTGGCAATACCATACCCTCGCCCCAATCTTTCCATGATTTCTTTTTTGTATTTGTTTCAAAAAATGCAGAAATTCCATAACAAGTTCTACCAATATAAGGATTATTTTCACATTCACGTAACAAAAAGCCATCATCAAGAACTTGTTGAATTTCCCATTCTGATTCTAAACATTCTGGGTTATTGATAGTTGCTGGTGGTGGAACTACACAACCACATAAAATTAACGGTAATATTAATAAAGATTTTTTCATTTTTTCTCCTTATTTTATTTCAATGCCACAATCGGCATAACATTTTGTCCAACTATCTGGACGTGCAGATTTATAACCACATTGGTTTAATCTACGATCTTCGTTTTTGGTTATCCAAGAAGTTATTAGTTCATTTCCCAGAACATATTTAATATCTTTGTTCTGTTCAAAAATTGCTTTGAACAATACTGACAATGGGACACAGTGTTCCAAAAGTAGTTCATTTAAAATTGGAATTTTTTTCTTGTTTGCGCGTTGCTTGCCAATGGTCAGATTTTTCAAATCACCGATTATATTATTATTCGACCATATTTCTAGGGCGGCTTTTGATGCAAAGTTTGCCTGTCTGGTTTCTGATGCAACATACATAACCGTGGATGCCAGACCCTTGATTTCTTTTTTAACTGCAATGGAATTTGTTTTACTGTATAATTCGCGCAATCCTTTCAACAAAAACTCTGCTTCATCCGTTGAGATTCTTGCATTTGGTTTATTTAATTTTATCGGTTTTACAGTATCCGACATTACAACCTCGTTAATATAAAACCGCCAATAAAATAAAGGCGGTTGGAGGTTCTAAACTATGATAAGATAGTGCGGTTTATTTGATGCAAGCATCTTATTCACCAGCCCTCCAACCATAAGGTTGTAAGGGCATTTAACGTCTGCGCAGACGCTTATCAAGAGGTTTAGACACCCCAACATCGGGATCCCCGATATCACTGTAAATGTACCGTTTAACACACACTAAATCAAGTCATTTTAATAAATTTTAATAAGAGTTGACTTATGGGAGTTTGTAAGCAGTAATGTCCGCAAAGGGGTCGAATATGCCAAAGTATCCGAATATAACGATAAACCTGTCTGGGTTTAAAAACGACAATTTTATGATAATTATAAAATGTCTGCGTGCATTGCGTGAAAATAGTCTGGGACATGAATTGGAAAATTTTGTAAAAGACATAGAAAAAGGCGGTGCAGAAAATCTTCTTCGCACTGCCAGCAATTGGTTTAATGTTCAATAATTGTTATTATTGAATTTTTTATTTCTTCTGGGTTTGTTCTTGAAGATATTCTTTTCGACTTACTTTTAATATTTAAATTCATAATATCTTCAATTTTTCTACCAATATTCCATAGATAATCATCCAATTCTTTATATTCTAAATATTTCCCGTTTATTAAATTTCCTATTTCATTGGTATAAGATTTATAATCCTTATTTTCCCCATATTTTGTAAAAGACTTTTTAGTATTATACGTTAATACCCTGGCCACTATTCCGTCATAAATTGGAAAATTATCCTTCTCAAATTTATACCTTGATACTATTGAAAAATATTTTGTCAGAAAAGAAAAATTTACACCAGAAAACTGATCTGACTCTAATTCTTTTTTCTTTCTCCCTATTGATTTTTTTCTAAATATTTCAATAATCTCTTGTGCTTTATCTATGTTTTTATTTAAAACGCAATCAATTATCTTTTTATTATTTTCATGCAAGACCAAAGCCATTTTATAACAAATATCCGCACCCATTCTTGTGCTATAAAATGAATTTATAAGAGTAACAACCTGATAAATATCCGATAAAGACGAATCCGGTTTTATTAACTTTGGTACAATATCATTTAAAATTTTTTCATCTTCTGTATATCTTTCTTCCAGCTTAAATGCACTATTAAACTTTTTAACACTATTATTTGTAATTATAAAACCTCTATTTTCCCAAATATCTGCAATTTCTAATTTTTTCATAAAAAGTTCCTTATGATACAGTAGTTTATTCACACTAGTGATTTTACACTAACACAAATCTAATTTTCCATATTTTTATTATAGAACCCGAAGAATTCATAGCCGCTGACTTTGTGACCTGTGATTAGTTTTGCGATTGATGACAATGTCTCATAAGTATCCATTTTATACATAAATTTATTTTCTGAAATCACCGTCACAATATATTCTTTGCCTTTGTATTTTTTGATAATTCTTGTGCCGGGTTTTATGTAATATTTGGTTTTAACTGAACGATCAATACAACCGTCGGGGTCGCGTAAATACTTATTCAATTTTGTCAGATGTTTTTGTTCTATCTTATACCCGGTTGCTTTACATTGCGCCAAATATTGCTGTTGTTTTTTATCCATTTTATACCTCTTGTTATACTTACAGTAATGCTCTGAACACCTTATAAATCAAGTACTTTATTCATTTGACTTCCTGCCACAATAGAGCGTAAATGGATACAATAAAAGGGATCAAAATGCCGAGTATTAAATGTGCTATTTATGTGCGTAAATCTACCGAAAAAGGACTGGAACAGGACTTTAACAGTCTGGACAATCAGGAACAAGCCTGCAAAGCGTATATAATGTCGCAAACTTTCCAGGGCTGGGAGTATATGCGGACTTACAGTGATGCCGCGATTTCTGGGGGAACTATGGCGCGCCCTGGTCTGCAAGATATGTTGGTTGATATTCGCAACGGTAAAATAGGATGCGTTCTGGTTTATAAAATTGACCGTCTGTCGCGTAGTATTTTTGACTTTAAAAGCATGATGAAGGAGTTTGATAAATTTGAGTGCACCCTGGTCAGTATTACCCAAAGTTTTGATACAAACAGCGCCATGGGCAAATTAACATTGAACATGTTGCTATCCTTTGCCGAGTTTGAACGAGAAGTTGCTGGCGAACGCATACGCGATAAAATCCGTGCAACAAAGTCCAAGGGCATGTGGGTTGGTGGAGTCCCACCAATGGGATATGATGTAAAATTTCACAAGCTGGTACCGAATGAGGATGAGGTTCCAATTGTCCGGAAAATATTTGAAACCTATCTGGAATCACCGTCATTGTCGGACTGCCGGGTGCGTCTGATTGAAAATGGAATTCATGGTAAAAAGTGGATTAGCCAAAATGGAAACACAATGGGTGGAAATCCAATAAACGTATCTATGTTGCATAAAATTTTAACCAACAAAATACTAATCGGTAAAATACAGAACAAACGCAGCGGTGATATATTTAACGGTGAACACCCTGCAATTATTGACACGGAACTGTTCAATGCGGTTCAAGAAAAATTGAAACAAAATAACAATCGAGGAA